CACTAAGAGCTTTCGTTACCTCATCAGTATCTTTCTGCGTAAGAGTAGCTGTTCCAGATAGATCTCGTAGATTGGCATCTTGCAACCACACAGTAGGAGACTTTTTAAATGCAGAAGCATTGACATTAAATGTTGCTCTCATAGATTCAAAAGAATCACCTGAATAAGATGTATGTACTACAATACCTATTTTAGCTTTACGTATAAGCTTAGCCTCTGTAGAATCTGCACGTACAGCATACACAATAGTATTAGGATGGAAAGTAATATATTTAACTTTATCAATAGTCTCTGTCTTGAGATCATCTTTTGTAAACATAAGATCTCCTTGAATCACGCCAGTAATTCCAATCTTACTTAGTTCATCGAATGCAATCTTAAGTTTAACTGATAGATCTCCAGATGTATCTTCATCGATATCAGCATGTGATTTGTATACCTTAGGATTCTTATTAAAGATACCTTTCTTTGCTACAAAGAACTTCTTATCAGTTGGATCAATACCAGCAAATACCGCAGGTGCACCATCCCATTTAACAGTCACGTCAGTTGTTTTCTTTGAACTACCTGCTAACATGTCTCGCATTGCTCTCAGTGCTAAGATAGCTTCACGAGCTCCGTTAACTCCTCCGTAGATTACACGATCCTCGATATGAGTCATATGTGTATTCTTAGAAGAAGCAGCTTCTGTGATAGTATGCGATTTAAAGTTTATCATTAATTTCTACTTTGTTTTGAAATCGCACATCATACGTGTAGGATAACCATCTTTACCCTGCGTATCGCGAATATTAATTTTAAAGATATAAGATGCTGATTCGAATTCAACATCAATACGCTTACCTCTTCCAGTTTTACCACCATAATATACAGTAATTCCAGATGTAATCATAGCAGCTTTTTTCATTGCTCTTTCATCCATCTGCTTAGATAGTACTTTAGCACCCATCTTATGGATAATATGATAGTTGTGACCTATACCTGACTGTAACAATTTACCTATAGCGCGCTTATCGTAGTTTGCTCTACGATCAGTCTTATCTCTTGTACCTATTTTATCTCCATTGAATACTTGACAAAACCTAATAGGATCTATACCAAACATCTTAAGTAGCTTTAATCCGTCTGGATTTGTAATAGTTCCAGATTTAATCTCACTTGTTGTTAGTTTTGTCTTAACACCAACGTTAAAGAAAGTGGTTGTACCACCAAGTTTAAGACTTAAGAAGATCTTCTGAGTATCTGTTGTTAAAGTAATATCAGTAACAGATTGGCCAACATCAAAACCAGATCCTTTTGGATTCTTTAGAATAATACTAGGTCCAAACTCAATAGGACGTTTAGTATTTTCAGCACCTTCAACACTAATATCTAGTGTTTTAGATTTACTAATAGCATATGTTTTATCAAGATCAAGTATTGCTGCTTCTAGTTTCTTATCTGTTACAGGTTCTCCATCCCACCATGCTTGCATAGCTTTAGCAAAGATACCTTCAAATAAGTTACCTCTGTTATTAGAGCCACGATTACCAGAAGAACCATCGCCAAATTTTACTTTAATTCTTTTAAGGTCTGCACCTCTCATAACGTCAGGAATATCAACGATACCTTTAAGACTACGACTAATGTTAATATGATTTTGTTTCTTTAGATCTATATTAATTGGAGGTATATCTGAACCTGAAGCTTTGCCTTTAAGATATGTGAATAGCTTAGTAATTTCTTCCTTAGACTCAGGACTAAAATCTGTTAAAGTTTTATCGATTTCTTCTACTGATTTTGGAAAGAAATTATACATCTCGTTGAGAAATCCTTTAAACGTAAACATTAAATTTGCCTATAATTATACAACAGTTAAGACTATTTATACAAAAAATAAAGCCGGAAGAACCGGCTTATAAAATTTCTGTAAAGCAATCTAATGCTAATTGTGTTTCTACTTTAAACGCTTCCTTTTCCCAAGGCTGTTTGTCATATTCAAAAGTTTCTTTATATACCTTTTTCTTCCAACGTATTCTGCCACAGTCAAGATGAACCATCTCTTTTCTGTAGTATTGTTTAAGATGAGTAAGTTCATGGCATAGAGTAGAAACCATGTCATATAAACGAAGGTTCTTATCTACTTCTATTTCAAAAGTTTTGTGATCATCTAGCTCTAAGCAATAACCCATCGCATTAGATTTATCCATACAACGAGTAAGCTTAACAGTGATATCAAGTGTACGTACGCGAGGTAATACTTTTTTTAAGTACCACGTCACGACTTTAAGTACAAGTGATTTCTGTGATTGAGTGCCACCTACGATGGCTATCTCGTTCAAGCTGTATGCCTTCTATAGATGTAAGCATCTACACGGTCAGCTACTGATAAAGGCAAAGAGTAATAATACTTGCCAAAGCTACGCTTTACTGTATCAGACCTACCTTGACATTTAACATAGAATTGATAATCCATTTTAGCAGCTCGTAAATCACGATTCATGTGTTTAACCATTGCACGTAGATCTTCTAGCTGAAACATATCATCGTATGAATCGTATTTAAATGTTCCGATATAAGCCTGTGACTCACGACCTTTATTTGTTTTAATTCCCATAATTTTCACTCCATTTCATAATATAATAAGTTATTCTACCACACTTTACTTGCTTTGTACACCATTAATTTCACCTTTTTCGTTTATTTTTATGATGCGTTCTTTTTCAAGTATGTCTAATGTTTGTTCAGATCCCAGTCTAATGCCTTCTTTACGAGAATGAGATCCGTGATTAATCATTGCGATTACAAAGAAACATACAATACAGAATTCTTGCCAGTATTCTGCTATCATAGCATGCCCTCAGGAGAACATGCTATAGATTGCTCTATAAGAAAGGTACGATAGTCTTCAGACAATTCAGTCAGCTCTTCTTGCCAAGCATCCCAAGTGATAACCTCAGTTGGAAATTCTTTCCAATCAAGATCATTAGAAGTATACTTAGCAGCAACAAAGGCTAATGCGTCTTGAGCACGATCTAAGTCATGAACGATATAATCATTACCGCCCTTCATTTTCCAATAAGCATTGCCACTAGAGAATTTACCATCCTCAGCGTGAGAGCCATAGTTTTCAAGGATTTGAGTTTTTACTACAAACATTATACTTCCTCCACTTTAATTTGTTTAAAACCGAAGTTTGAACAAAGAAAGAATTCTCCGTTCAATTCAAAGATATCACCAACAGATGAGCTGTGATTACGATCGCCGAGTACATCGACTTTATCTTGTCTATTCCAAAGATTAGTCCACTCGAAAGCTTCTTCTAAACGAAGAGTATTTACTTTAAAAGCTGCAGTAAAATGTGAGAACATTTCAGACTTAAAAGAACCGAAGATTGATAACTTATTCTTAGTTTCAAAAGCTTCTACTTTTGATCCAGCGTTTACAGCATCGATTTGGTCTGAAGTAAGTTGAATTTGGTGAATCGTAATCATAATGTAATCTTTCTGTTTTTGTTTCTATAACCTTTATACACGGTTTAAATAGCAATGTACACAGTTATTTTAGCCTATTTGCGTTTTATTTGCAAATAAGCTAAAAATGTTACATATATGTTACAGTATTAATGAAGAGTTGGTTCAAGCTTTTTAATACCTAAAGCCCAATTCTCTGCAGCATCTTCTGCATATCTAACTGTTTTACCTGGAAATTCTTCTATGAAGAATTGCTTAGAGTGATTATCAAAGTATTTAATATAGGCTAGTTCTTCTTTAAAATCAAAATGAACTTCGGCATATCCTTTGCCTAATTCTGATTCGTGCGTACTAAGTCTTTTACCCATTAATTTACTCCTGTGTGAAATCTAACAATTTTGGATAGATCTGGCCGATTGCTGCTGCAATCTCTTTAGCCAGAACCATATGCTCTAGTTGTGTACCATTAGAAGATCTAAGTTCACAATAATGAATCCATGATCTAATAGTACCGTTAACATATAAACGAGAAGGTGTATTACCTTCAGGTAAAACAGCCCTTGCTTGTTCTTTAGCAATGCCGTTATCAATTGCCCACTCATAGGCTTGCATAGCAGTGTGCCAAATATTACGTTGATGTTGTTCCCATTGTACATGAAGGGAAGTATCATCTGTAATTACACTATTCTGTCTATTCTTTAAATCCTGTAGACGTGCTTTACGAATTACAACAGAGTTACTAAGATCGCGTATGTCAGCATACCGCTGAGAAAACTCTTGGAAGCTGAAGCTTCTATGACGTAATAGTTGCCTTGCAATGTCTCGGGTTGTGTTAACTTCGATTGTTGCACTTGCCATTTCGAATGGTGACCAGTGTTTATGTTCGATGAGATAGTCAAGTAACTTTGGAGTTGTCTTGGTGTTAGCTTGATTTTTCGGGTTTGAGACACGGGCGCAATAAGCGATGAGGTCCTGGATGTTATCCAATCCGTTGTGGTCACGTTCACCTGCATGAATCCTATGTGTGAGTTGAGTATGTGCGACTAATTTAGCTTGCATGATCTATTCCTATTTATTCAAGGGTAAAATTTCAGTAGACATATTATCATGGTAATCACCGCTTTCATAATATCGTCGACTTACTGTAGTAATCTTTACTCCAGCATCTACTTCTTCATATGTTATAATTTTACGTTTTATAGCTTTTTTCGGCCTGCGATTTGCTTCTGCAGTAAAAGGTCCTTCGTCATTCATACTTTAAAATCTCCATAATCTTTCTTTTCTCTGTTACCAAATGTATTTATTGGCGCAGAATCTTGACCCGCGTCAGATATATTCTGCGCAGAATCTTCTACATCATACAGTCGCATCTTTGATCTATCAACTCCAACTATAAATCTTTTGTTAATACCAGGATCGTTATAACGATTTTTAAGCTGCTTAACAAGTATTTGATTTAGTCCTTCGAGTTCTTCGTTTGAGATGAGGGCGAACATAAGATCAGCTGTAGCAGGTAATCCGAATGATTCAGACGTGTCTTCGAGACCGACATCACTCGATCCATATCCTGTTCTAGTTGTCTGAGTCGCTGATACAACGGGCACGTTGTATTCGACTGCAAGTCCGCGAATCTCTTCTGCAATAGATTTGATGAGGGAATACGTATTGACACCGCCACTTAATCCTTTTATACGAGACGATGCACAGATGTTCAAGTAATCAATAAATATAATATCCGGTGCAAAGTCTTTTTTGAGTTTAAGTTCATTGAGCAATGCACGGAAATGGCCGACATGCGCAGAACCAGTTGGATATTCTTTAATAATCAATTGGCCTGAAGTCTTGGATGCGATCTTGTTTACTTTATTATGAAACATATCTTTCGATAGATTTTCAAGTTGATCAATAGGCACGTTAAACAAGTTAGCATCAATACGTTCAGCTATTCTTTCTTCTGACATTTCCATGGTCAGATAAAGAACGTTTTTACCATCGGTCAATGCACCAGCAGCACAGTGACACATATATAAAGATTTACCAACACCGGTACCAGCAAGGGCGATGTTTAGGCTTTTCTTCGGTAAACCACCTTTTGTAATAAGATTAAACTTATCAAGATCAAAAGGCAATTTTTCTTCAGCAGTATGATAAAAGTCATACCGAGCATCAGCGTTACCGACATAGTCGTGGCCGATGTTAGTATCGAATGAAACGGCAAGAGCGTCAGATAAGATTTCAGGCAAAGCATTCTTTGTCTGTTTCTCATCACGACCATCAATAATTTCAATCGACTTCATGATGGCAAGATAGATTGCTCGATCCTGACACCACTTTTCACATGATTCAAGGAGCCAACCCATATCATCTGGGACGAACTCCTTAATACTATCTACAACTTCATGAGCTTGAATATGTGTTTGCTCAGGAAGATTAGCGTTATCTAATTCAATAGACAACGCTTCAGGGGTTGGCAGTTTGTTATACTTACTAACAAACTTTAATATTTCATCAAATACGAACCGCTGTGCACCCTCAAAATATTCTTTCTTTAAGAAAGGAATAGTTTTACGGGTAAACTCATCATTGGTTAATAGGTTCCGCAGAATCGTTGTCGGTACGTTTGCTATCATCATCATTTCCTATCTTATAATTACCACTGTCAAAAGCATCTTCTAAAATGTTTTGCAATACTTTACCTATATAGTCTTGAAAGGCAGGATTCTCGGCAAGATCTTCATCACCTTCAATTAGCGTCCACATAAAGTTTAGCCTTGCAATACCATCTTCATCATCATTGATTTCTTCAATCTTAGCGCTTACTTTACCATATTGATACTTAGTACCAGCCCAATCGCCGGTAGTAAGCTCAACAGTATAAAAGTCGTCATCAGCACGTTCAACGAATTTATAATCATTTGTGGTTACATTATACACTGGTTGTCTCCGATTGTACATCGCTAAATACATCAACATCTTCACCAAGCATTGATTTTAATCCAATGGTATAATGTGACTTAATGTATTCTTTGAGATTAGTTTCTGCGAAGATAGGTTCCCAGAACTCTTTAGTCAGTGTTTCTTTCTCACGGCATTTAGGATCTTCAAGGACACCAGTTTCTTGATTAACTCTACAATACCATCCATTAGAAGGTTTAGCAACAAAGTTACCGTGCATTGCAATATCAAGTAAACCGCTGTAACGTTCAATACCACCATCCCATGTTACAGATACCGGAATC